AAACGCTGGCGCATTGGCTCTTTATGTCAACGGTGTATCCCAGACACTGACTGGAACAACGACTGGATATAATTCTACATCCACAGCCACCCGCTATGTTGGCTCGTCAACTACAGCGAGCACGGATTGGAACGGCTACATCTCAAATGTTCGTTTCCTCAAGAACACCGCTCAATATACAGCCAACTTCACGCCACCCACTGCGCCATTGACGGCTATCACAAATACCCAATTGCTGCTCAGTCTGACCAATGCTGCTGCAATTGACAATGCAATGATGGGTGACTTTGAGACAGTTGGTGATGCCAAGATCAGCAGCACCCAAAGCAAATGGGGTGGTTCATCTCTTGCCTTTGACGGCACTGGCGACTGGTTAACAGCAGCACAGACGATCAATCAGCAATTTGGTGCTAGGGACTTCACCATTGAGGGTTGGTTCTATTTAAACACCACAGGTATTGCTCAAGGCATTGTCAGTAAAGGCACGGCAACCACCGGATGGTCCGTCAACGTGACCTCCGGCAACAAGCTGCAATTCAGCTACACGGCCACAGCTTTGACTGGAGCGACAACGCTGACATCAGGCGTCTGGTATTACTTCGCTGTTGTCCGTTCTGGCTCTGCCACCGGAAACCTCAAAATCTACCTGAATGGCACGGCAGACGCGACCAGTGGCGGCGCTGTGACAGATAATTTCAATCAAACCAGCATCATGTATGTCGGGGCTGACCGCGTTGGTACAAGCGCCATGAACGGCTACGTGGATGATCTGCGTATTACCAGAGGCTATGCCAGAACAATTACAGCATCGCCTACAACGCCGTTTGCTACATATGGGTCTTGATTAGGTCGCTAATTAGGCAATCATTCTGCTCAACCAACTCAGGCGTGATGTCCTTGATGATGTCACGCCAGAAGGTTTCAAAGACATGGATGGCATAGCATCCTTTAATCTTTGCCTTAGCTTCTTCTTTCAGTGCGGGATCAAACAGCCAAGGCCGTGATAGGTCTAGCGGACAGCAGAACTGGTTTGTCAGGATCATGCAGCTATCGTTTAGATACGGATTAGCAGCCATCTTGGCTGGGAGAACAACCCCGCCATAGGCCCATGTCTCTGATTGAACGGCATCAGGCATCCGCCGCAGCCATTCTGCAACGAACAGATTGTCTTGCGGCGACATCATTAGGGCGTTGCTGATTGATCTGCGATCCGGTGTCTCCCATGACATGACCAGCTTTTCTTCAGAAAGAAATTCAGTCAAAGGTTTCTGTAACAAGATGTCGGTATCCATGTAGATGCCGCCATAGGTAGATAGAATTTTAAGACGGGCAACATCCGCCATGTATTGCGGCCATTTGATTTCCACACCTTCAATCTGCGTTGGAAGATCAAGATGAACAACCTCAACCTCGTTCCTGACTTCTTCAGGAATGCTTGGCGCATCATTGGTCCAGATATAGATGCTATACTTGTGGTGTTTGCGAACCAGATTCACAGCCAACGTGTTGACGATAGACCATGGCCGTGTCCGATCTGTTACCGGATAGATCATATGGATGATATTAGGGATCATGTTTCAGTCTCTGTCTCTCGATTGAAACTAAGGCATACGTATTGTTCGCCTGTTTCTATGATCTCTCGGCATTCCAGCTTGCATCGCTTTTTATGGAATGGGTATGAGGAATAGACGATTTCTCCACATGGTTGCTCGTAAGCAAATCCATAATCTTCATCTTTTTGGGGGACACGAAGCCATCCATAGCTCCAATGCCAGCCAACGGAGATTATCTTTTCACCGCTCTCGTTCTGCATTAGCCGATCCCCGTCTGAATCTATCAAACGTGATATTGTTCTGTGCCCGAACGTGTTTGTTGTTCCAGCACCAAACTTCGCCAGTATCATTCTGAAAGCATACCCATACAAGATCAAATTCAGCCCCATAGTCAATTAGAACCTGGGCAAATGCTTTGCCTTTGGGCGTATCTACTGGGATGGGTGGGTCAAGTTGAAGCATCATCTTTCTTGGCTCTCAAGTCGCGTATGGATGATTTAGGCACGTAGCAGATATAATGGTGGGCTTGGCAGTATGAGCTTCCTGCCATTTGCGTATCATTGCAAAACAGGAAATCTTTAGCCACCGCGCCAGATACAACATAGCGACAGGAATATAGCTTGAGCGCCATCAGCGGCACAGGCTTCCCGGTGGGCTTTGGATCGTACTGGACCTTGATCTCTTCCAGCGTGGGCTTCTTAGGTGCGGGAAGACGGCGAACCATCTTCTTGACGCCAACAGGCTTCTTCTCTGGAGGGGCTTTCTTAGATGGGAGTGGCGATTTCTGCCGCATCTTAGTCCCAGCTTGTCGCATACGATAAAGATGGCCCATAACAGAATTGCGTGTGATGCCAAGCTCTTTGCTGATCTCACTAGCAGGGAAACCTTTTTCCCATAGTACGTGTATCTTCTTCTGTATATCGTGCATGGTATCCTCATATGGGAAATGGGTGGCAGACGGTACCGAACCCCTGCCACCCTACTCACTTACTCAACGCAACGCTTACTGATCCTGTTGCGGCGTTTCAAGCTGCTGCTGTTCTTTGCGAGCATCAAAGCCATAACGCTTACCCATAGATGCGATGTCTTCTTCTTCCGCAGTACTCATCTGAATGCCGGCAAACTGTGCTGCGAAGGCAAGATAGTTTACGCCGTCAACGTAGTTATCTTCTTTTTGCGGGTTTGCCGTCATACGTGCCATCTTAGTGGCAACTTGAATTAACGCGATCTCATACGGTGTTACTACGCGGTCCAGCATTACTGTCACGATTCGCGAGATGCGGTCAAACATCAAATCTTCGTTGCCGTATTGGCCCGCGCGGTCCCGTAGTGTGTTGACGGCTGAACTGAGTACGTCCTTGTGATTCATCATAGTCATTCTCCTGTGTATCAAAGTCGATATATTCGGCTACTTTGCCGATATGATGGGTGTTGAGTATCGCATCGTTTCTATCTTCCCATGTCACCTCCTTGGTGTACGGATGCTTGCGCTTATACCATGATCGCACCACGATAAATTCTTCGCGATTTATCGTTTTGCAAAACTCATCCAAGCTTGCGCTATTATGATCTACGATCATTTGATGGACAAGATCGCCCCTGTTATTAGGCATATTTAAGGTTAACAGAAATCTCACGACTCTCTCCTAACGACAGTGCCATCCATCTTTTTCTTAAACTTGCTACGCTTGCCGCCAGGAAGCGGATTGCGTGTCTGCTTCGCACCGATATGGCGCTGATGGATACGTTTTATTCTTGCGATCAGGGGAGCGTCCACAGTCGCAGTATGATGACGGTGGCACTTGCGATGAGCAACCAGCCAATTGCTGTCATCATCTTTTCCGCCAGCCTCAAGAGGTATTTCGTGGCTAACATCCCATTCATCTCCCGGCACAACCTTCATCTTGCACATATGGCATACCCCGCCATGGCGCATGAAAATGTCTGCCCTCATTTTAGCCGTGATACGGACCCTTTTCATTGCATCTTACCCATAGGCACAATGCTGGTATCCACTTCAAAGGCTATCATAACCGCATCTTGCATAACTTCCAGCAGCAGCGGGATAGCTTCTTCAACCTCCAAATCCTGCACCATATTAGCAAGATTGATGGCAATGGCTTCAAAAACAAGATTGTCTTCATGCCCATGACAGACTTCACCAATTCTTTGGGTAAGCTGCGCTACCTTCATTGAATAATCTGTCATTGTATCCTCATTCCATTATCAGGTCTGATTGCGGGACAAAGTATGAGGAAACCCCAGTGCCGGGATCAGTCCAGTATTTGTCTTGTTTGGCGTCTTTGCCCATCATGTATCCATGAATTTTGTACACGCCATTTTTGCCTGTTACAAGCCAATACTGACGGTCATCGTAGTCGCTTTTAGTCACGATCAGACGGCCATTCTCGTATTGAGTGAAACGCACTTCCCAGTCGCCTACATCTGGCGCGGATCGTTCGCGCTTGCACCAGAAGACGTTTTTGAATTTAGCCATGGCACATTCAGACAACGCGCTTTCAACGTGATTTTGCCAGTCTGTACCACGGTCAATGTATTTGTGCTTCATGTTGAATTTGATGCTTTCAACCTGGCGCATGACGCCGACATTAGCCGCCATCATAATCTCATACATGGACAGTTTGATCTCAACAGGCATCACAGTCTCATTTCAGCGCGTTTGGAAGCTTCCACAGATTGCCATTCATGGAACTTCATACGGATATATTCCATCTTCACCTTGAGGAGAGACGCCTTTTCACGCGCCTCTACCATCTTGGAGACAAACTCACGCCATTCGTCTGAAGCCTTTACTTGCATCTCAGCACGGCTCACAGGCATATCGCCAAGGTTCAGCATCATACGAGACAGCACAGCACTCTTGGTTTCTTCCAAAAGATTAGCTGCGGCATCCGCATCAACCCAAGACTTGGCGACAACTCGGAACTGTTCTGACAGCGGGAGATTGTCAGTCATCGGAATATCCTCAGAACGGGATGGAATCCTC